TCACCCTTATCAGTTCTTCCTAGAAAGTTATGTGCTAGTATATCCGAATCACACACTTTAGAGTCAATAGTTCTTAGGGGATATTTCCCAATCAATTTTTCCAAAGCATGTTGTTTGGTTTGGGTAACGTAATGTTCTGAATGTATCTGTAAATAGTCACTCGTAAGTCGCTGAACAATTTCACCCCCTATTAAAAGATCCACGTGTTCGATCACCCCATGTCCAACCGATTCAATGTAACACACGTTGGAAGTTAGTATCTGTGGAAGTTTCATCTTCAAACTTAACGATGACAGTAAATCACCTTGATTTTGGGGTATTGTAAAACGGGTAGTCGTCCCAAAGTCAAAAGCATTATCTGATTCGATGTCTGCATACTGTCTGGAAAACTTGGAATGTTTCTTAAACTTTTCTAGAAAATGTGTATAGTCTGGATTTGTTGTGAAGAACTGTTCTTGTCTTCCTGAGACTGTAAGTTGTGCACGACCAGCCATTACTAATATATTCACCTAAAATTTTAATCCAGCTAAACCACTCTCAAATCTCAATATATTGTAGTTGATTGCGTATATCCGATTGTTTTTGGTATACGACACGTCACTTGGATCGATGTCTATTTTCATTTTAAGAAGTTTATGGGAAATACGACTCATATTGACCTGTCCAGTTGGAAAATGGACCTCAGGATTTAATGAAAATGAATACGTTCCGAAAACAAATGGAATTGTCACACCATTATTTGTATACTCGCGTGAGCAATTTGTATGGTGCATAAACTGGTTCTGATACATCAAAAATAATCCATCCCTGTTAAAAACAACCTGATCGTTGAAACGAAGTTCAACATTTGACAACTTATTTAGAATATACGGATAGTTATCTTCATTCTGATTGTATGCCATCTGTGAAACAAAATACATCTCTTTGACAGGGTGTTTGAAATGTAACATCACACTTTTTTCAGTTTCACCGGCTTTCATTACAAATCTAGAAATTTGAACCTGTGTAATTAGATAATCAATAGGATTTGATTTCAGATAGTTTCTTTCGTCGTCTGTAACATAAACAAATTCTGTATCAATTGACATTCTATTAATCGAACCCTGTATATCCGCCCAGACATAGGGTCCCCCTAGAGCATCAAATGCTGCTTTACCACCACTTATTAATTCTGTCAATGGTTTGAGTTTAATGACAACCTCAACTTGGTGTTTCGTGAGAGCGCAGGTTGGAATAGAAAGAGATGGATGCCTATAAAAGTAAAATGGTAAATCCACATAATAGGTATATGTATCGGGAAAGGGTAACTGACGTTGATGACCCGTAAGGAAGTATAGTGATTGTTCGGTGTCGTCATTTGTATTATGAAGTTGCTGATGTATTGAAATGTATTCACCTGTTATTCTTTCTATAACCTGTCCACCTATAACAAGTTCAGCATACTCCATAATTTGAGAACCAATACCTTGCACCCAGTTTGACGCTCCCCCTACAACTGGTAGAGGATCTGTGAGCGTCATTTTCAGGTTTAGATTTCGAATTAGATCACCTTTGTCTCCTGGAATTCTACAGACAATAGTATTCCCAAAGTTTAATTCCCCATCAAAATGACTCTCGATATAATCCAAAGCAAACTTGGTATGTCTTTTGAAGTTTATTAGAAAGTGTGAAAACTGTGGACTATCAGTCAACCACCTATCTTGGACTCCAGTGGCAGCAAGTCTCAGACGACCAGCCATTCCTATTGTATATGAGTAAAATTTTGAGAATTAAAACGAGACACTACATTAGAATGAACCTCCAGTTGAGGAAATTCAAACCTGAAACGATCACAGATGACAGGGTTTGTGTGTTCATCGGTAAGCGAAATACGGGTAAATCAACTTTAGTCAAAGATATAATGTTTCATAAAAAACACCTCCCAGCAGGAATTGTGCTCTCTGGAACTGAGGAGGGTAATCATTTTTATTCTGATTTTATCCCAGATTTATTCATTTATGGTGATTATGACAGAGATGCTATAGAAAGAGTGATGGCTAGGCAACGTAAATTAGTTGGAGCTGGAAAAACAAACTGTGGAGCCTTCATGCTTCTAGATGATTGTATGTATGACTCAAAGTTCCTGAAAGATACCTGTATCAGACAATGTTTTATGAATGGACGTCACTGGAAGATCTTCTTCATGTTGACGATGCAGTACGTGATGGACCTTCCACCAGCTCTCAGGGCAAATGTTGATTATGTATTTATCCTTCGTGAAAATATCATTCAAAATAGAGAAAAGTTATATAAATCATTTTTTGGTATTTTTCCCTCATTCGATATGTTTTGTAAGGTCATGGACGCGTGCACAGAGAACTATGAATGCCTGGTTTTGGATAACACTGTGAAATCTAATAAGATACAGGATTGTGTATTTTGGTACAAAGCTTCTCTCAGGAAGAACTTTAGAGTTGGGGGACCCGAACTTTGGAGACTTCACAAAAAGATGTATAACCCGAAACACCTTGAACAAAAGGAAGCTGATGCTAAGAAGGCGACGAAAAAAACTGCTTTGACGATAACAAAACGAAAATAATTGCGTTTTTGTTTTTTTTGAAAAAAAGTTTGATATAGTATATGGCTTCCCCGTCCGTAAATACAATGAATCTTTCCGATAATGGAGAAGGAATGGTTCCAATAAATAACCAATCTACTACATTTGTGGAAAATCGTGGGTATATCGAACCAGAAAAAAATATACACCAAAATAAAGAGACTATGGATTCTACCCCAATCAACGATATTATGTTAGAGCCCCCAATGATGACCGACGAGCCCCGAGTTCAGGGTGTCATGCCTGGTATGACCGCTCCCCAGCCACAGGGTGCTTACCCCTCCCCCACCGTTCAGGAGGAAAAACCATCCAGCAAGAATCCACTTAATCTTACCGATGATCAGCTTACAGCCCTAGTTGTTGCTGCTTGTGCCGCCCTGGCTGTCAGCAAACCCGTTCAAGACAAACTTGCGACCTCTATCCCCAAGTTCCTTAACGAACAAGGGGGTAGGAGTTTTGTTGGTCTTGCCTCAACCGGTGTCGTTGCGGCGGTTGTATTCTACTTTATCAAGGATTACATCGTTAAACCTTAACGTTCCCATCCTAAATTACTGTAAATTGAATTATCGATGCCCGCGAAGTAGGTGACAAGTGCACCACCTGCGAACGTTGACATGAGGAGAAAGACTAAAATCCTTTTTCCCCTCGCGTCAGTATCTGGATTTTTGACAGATTGTTTGGATGCATTCCAAATCCTATTGATGAAATAGGTGGCAATCAAAGAAATTACCGTGCTTGCGAAAAAGAAAATGCGATCCACTGCGAGACGTGGGATTCTATTCACAATTAAACGCAAGACGTTTGGTATAACGACAGTCAACCAAATTAAGTTGAACTCGTAGTTTCGTGAAAATTGTGGAATCATGAATACTGCAAAAATACCCAACCAATATAGTATCGCTGTGAGTAGAACACTAACAGGTGTTTTCATTTAGTATACCTCAAGATTATTTATCCTGAATGTGTTGACCACAAAATTTCGTCTTGTCGGGAATCTTCCTGTAAATACCCAGATGTTCGCAAATGTCCCGAAGTTCTGCATAATTTTTCCAGAACTGAGGAGAGTGTGAGTATTCGTCGACGGTCGAATGGGCCAACTCGTGAATAAGCACATGAAATATATGATTCACATCACCATCTAAACACACCGCAATCTCTCCACCCTTGTTTGTGTTATAACCCACATTGTCATTCATCTTCTTCAGTCCAGTTATTGGGATTGGTTTTACAAGCATACTAAACTTTTCATTTTCAGTTTCCTTCAAATGTTCTCTTAAAATGTGATACCTTTCCTTGACCTCTACAAACTCAACCGGTTCACGTGTCTTCTGGAGTATCAGAAGGTTGATGAATATCAATACGATAAACGCTATCATCTCTTATATACAAAGATAAATTTACTATAGAACTCTGAGATTGGATTTCCTGTGAGACCCTCCCAAAGTTCTAGTCTAAATCCCATTTCCTCTAAACTCGTCACAAGGCGATCTTTGTAGCATATAGGCTCTGGCTTTGGACCATCCGCATAGTATGGGGTATCCACCAAGTGTACAAACATCTTTTCGCCATATTCTCCATACCCACCGCGTGTTAAGAAGTAGTTTCCATCCTCATCTCGGTAAGGTGTCCTAAACACAATCTTCTCAGAGTCTGGAATGATACCTATCAACTTTCCACCTGGTTTTATACGCTTCTTTATTTCCCTCAGGGAACTGAAAAAGAAGTCCCTCGTCTTGTAGATGTAGTGTAAAGAAAAGTTGAAACACACCACATCGAACTTTCTATTCGGGCACTGGTGTATGTCACCCTCGTAGAAGTTCACCCGTAAGTGCATATTTTTCACACGGGACCTAGCCTCCACTAGGGCCGATGGCTCTGGGTCACACATATTTATATTGACCCCACACTTGTGCCATTTTTGAAGATCACCACCAAAACCACACCCAACATCCAGAACACACTGCCCCTTCTGAGCAACAGACTGTATCAGGGATCTCTTGGCATCATTGTGGTTCCGACGAATCTCTTCCATATTCAATTAACGGCTTAAAACTTTAATTTGAAATTAGAATATGAAACCGTTTATTAAATGGGTTGGTGGTAAAACTCAAATTATTGAAGACGTCTTAGGTTTATTTCCTTCAAATATTACAAACTATCATGAAGTCTTTGTGGGTGGTGGGAGTGTTCTGCTATCTGTACTTTCGAGGGGTCTCGTCCACGGTAAAGTATTTGCATACGATCTAAATGGGTCACTTATCGCATTGTACAAGAATATCCAATCCACCCCCATAGAAGTTCACACCCACCTCACGAAGTTGTACGAAGAATATGAAGGTTGCTCAGGATTGGTGGTGAATAGAAAACCCCAAACCCTGGAGGAAGCCAAGGAATCCAAGGAGAATTACTACTACTGGGTAAGACAGAGATTCAATACAGAAAAGGTGGATACACCCCAACGTTCAGCGATGTTTATATTCCTCAACAAGATGTGCTTTAGGGGTGTGTACAGGGAGGGACCAAATGGATTCAACGTACCTTACGGTCATTATAAAACCACACCTACCCAAATTACCCTAGAGGAGCTGACCGAAGTGAGTGAACTCATCAAGGATGTTGAATTTAGACAGTGTGATTTTAGAGAGGCTTTTGAAAATATGGGGCGTGGAGACTTTACCTACCTGGATCCACCTTACGCACCTGAGACGAAAACATCCTTCGTGGGCTACACCAAAGATGGGTTTGGGTTGAAGGATCATGAGGAACTTTTCGAACTCACCAAGAAATCTGGTGTAGACTTTGTGATGAGCAACGCAAAGGTTGATTTAGTTGTGAACACATTTTCAGATTACAAAATTAAGGAACTAGAAGCACGTCGAGCCATCAACAGTAAGAACCCAGAATCTAGGACGACTGAAGTACTTGTCTCGTCATCCATGAATCGATAAGATCGAAATCCGTTTCGTACTCTCGAGGATATATGGTCGGCGGCTTAATCTTTATCGTTCCCGCGCGGACTGCCAATTTTACAACTAAATCATCATTTTTTGTATTTCCCCAAAAGATTTCAATATCACATTCTTTCAAAATTTCAATATCATCTCTGTAGCATTTCCGATTATACCACCATTCACTCAAGATATATGCA